ACTGCTGCCGGTGGTCAGTATTACGCTGCTGGTGTTGGCGGTGCTCTCGCTGGTCGCGGAGCTGACCTTTTTGTTATTGACGATCCGCATTCGGAGCAGGATGTAAAGGCAAACAGTCGTCTAGCGTTTGACACCGCATGGTCTTGGTTTCAGACTGGCCCGTTGCAGCGATTGATGCCGGGAGGAGGAATCATTGTTGTTATGACACGTTGGGGGCCGCTGGACTTGACTGGCAGGCTTATCCAGTATCAAGTCAATAACCCGGACTCACCTCAGTGGGAGATTGTGGAGCTGCCCGCCATACTGAATGAGAACACGGATAACGAGAAGTCACTCTGGCCAGAACAGTGGCCGCTGGAGGCGTTGCTCAGTGCCAAGTCCTCAATGGATCCCCGGTACTGGAACGCGCAGTACATGCAGCAGCCTACCTCGGACACCGCTGCCATCATCAGCAGAAAGCACTGGCGCATCTGGCCAAGCGACACACCGCCTGACTGTGAGTACATCATCCAGAGCTGGGATACGGCGCACGAGACAAAGAGCACATCTGACTACAGCGCATGCACAACGTGGGGCGTGTTCTACAACGAGGAAGAGAATAGCAAAGCGCAGGTCATACTGCTGGACGCGTTCAAGGACAGGATGCCGTTCCCTGAACTCAAACAATCGGCCTTCAAACATTGGACGGAATGGGAGCCTGATGCGTTCATCGTGGAGAAGAAAGCCGCTGGTGGCCCCCTGATCCAAGAGCTTCGGGCGATGGGCATCCCTGTACAAGAATTTACACCCAGCCGTGGAAACGATAAGATGGTGCGTGTCAACGCCGTGGCCGACATGTTTGCATCTGGCTTGGTATGGGCACCGGACACACGCTGGGCACGCGAAGTCATTGAGGAAGTCGCAGCTTTCCCTGTGGGGGAGAACGATGACTACGTGGACACGACCACCCAAGCACTGCTGCGCGTCAGACAAGGCGGCTTCATCCGTATCGACACAGATGAGCCAGACGAACCCCGATTTTTCAAACGCCGAGTAGCGGCGTACTACTAAGGATAAATGATGGCCACCAACATAGACAAAGCCCTGTTTCAACAACCCCAAGGTATCGGAGAGCTGGCGCAAGACGAAGAACCGATTGAGATTGAGATCATTGATCCAGAAGCGGTCAACATTGATATTGGGGACGTAGAGATAAGCATCAGGCCCGGTGAGGACGACGAGTTCAACGAGAACTTGGCCGACACGCTGGACGAAGATGACATCATGGCGATGGCGTCTGAGTTGGCCGGAGACATCGAGCAAGACAAGAATTCACGTAAAGATTGGGAGAAAGCCTACACAGAAGGCTTAAAACTGTTGGGCCTTCAGTACGAAGAGCGCACAGAACCTTGGAACGGCGCGTCTGGCGTGTTTCACCCTATGATTACAGAAGCCGTGGTGCGCTTCCAGTCAGAGACCATCACCGAGACATTCCCCGCGCAAGGCCCCGTGCGTACAAAAATTCTGGGCAAAGAGACTCAGGAAAAACAAGAAGCCGCAGTGCGTGTGCAAGAGGACATGAACTACGAGTTGACAGAGGTGATGCGTGAGTTCAGACCCGAGCACGAGCGCATGCTGTGGAGTCTGCCAGCCACGGGTTCCGCGTTCAAGAAGGTGTACTACGACCCCAACATTGGCCGCCAAGTATCCATATTCATACCGGCAGAAGACATCATCCTGCCCTACGGCACGACCGATTTGGATACCTGTTACCGCTTGACGCACGTCATGCGCAAGACAAAGAACGAGATTGTCAAGCTCCAACAAGCAGGCTTTTACCGCGACATCGAGCTGCCTGACCCAACCAAAGACCAAGATAACATCAAAAAGGCCAAGGACAAAGAGACAGGGTTCTCTGACCTGAACGACGACAGATACACGCTGTACGAATGCCACGTTGACTTGGTGCTCAAAGGCGACGAACTCAAAGATGAGGACGATGACGAACCAACAGGCATCACAAGGCCGTACGTCGTTACTTTAATAAAAGGCTCGAACGATGTTCTGGCCATCCGTAGAAACTGGGAACAGGACGATCCACTTGAAATCAAACGACAGCACTTTGTTCACTATCAATACATCCCGGGTTTTGGAGCGTACGGCTTTGGCCTATTCCATCTCATTGGAGGGTATGCCAAATCGGCCACGAGTCTCATGCGCCAGCTTATTGACGCAGGTACTCTCTCAAACCTGCCCGGGGGACTCAAATCCCGTGGCATGCGCATCAAAGGCGACGACACACCGATTGCTCCCGGAGAATGGCGCGACGTAGATATTGGTTCGGGGGCGCTCAGAGACAGCATCCTGCCGCTGCCATACAAAGAACCCAGCATGGTGTTGGCTGGGTTGATGGACAAGATTGTGGAGGAAGGCCGCAGGTTTGCTGCCACTGCCGACATGAAGGTGTCGGACATGTCCGCCCAAGCCCCTGTGGGCACCACACTGGCGTTGCTCGAGCGCCAGCTAAAAGTCATGAGCGCCGTGCAAGCGCGTCTGCACTACACATTCAAGCAAGAGCTGCGTCTGCTGGCCGCGATCATCCGCGACTACACAGACCCAGACTACGACTACGACCCCATCGACGCACCGCGTAAAGCCAAGGCTGCTGACTACGACCATGTAGACATCATCCCAGTGAGCGACCCCAACGCAGCAACCATGAGCCAGCGGGTTGTGCAGTACCAAGCGGTCATTCAGATGGCGCAGATGGCTCCAGACATCTACGACTTGCCGCAGTTGCACAGACAGATGTTGAGCGTGTTGGGTATCAAGGATGCCGACAAGCTTGTGCCCCTGCCGGACGACCAGAAACCGAAAGACCCCGTGTCTGAGAACATGGCCGCGTTGCGCATGGAGCCGCTCAAAGCGTTCTTCTACCAAGACCACCAGTCGCACATTCAGGTGCACATGATGGCGATGCAGGATCCAATCGTCATGGAGTTGGTTGGACAGAACCCCAAGGCTCCACAGATTCAAGCGGCCATGATGGCGCACGTTGCTGAGCACGTTGGCTTTGCCTACCGTCAGAAGATTGAGCAGCAACTGGGTATGCCCTTGCCGCCGGAAGATGAGAAGCTGCCACCAGAAATTGAGACACAGCTCTCAGGCATGATGGCTCAGGCCGCACAGCAAGTGCTCCAGCAAAGTCAAGCAATGGCTGCGCAAAAACAAGCTCAGCAACAACAGCAAGACCCGCTTATCCAGATGCAGCAGCAAGAGTTGCAGATCAAGATGCAGGAGCTGGCGTTGAAAAAACAAGAAGTCGAGGGCAAGCTTGACCTTGAGAACAAACGCCTTGAGGTTGATGCGATGGCCAAAGCTGGCCAGCTCAAACACCAAAAGACAACAGCGAACATCACCGCACTTGCAAAAGCTGGGGACATAAAGACCAAGCGCGAGCAAATGCAGATGCAGATGCAAATGCAGCAACGCAACAACCAAAAGGAGAAGCCAACTAAATGATTCAAGAATTCGCACGCGTATTGCGCGACAAATTACGCACCGACATGAACAACTACGCAGATGACTGCGCCGGTGGTGGGTGTCGCAACTTTGAAGAGTATCAAAAACTTTGCGGTGTTATTCAGGGTCTAGCCATCGCAGAGCGCCATCTTCTTGACCTTGCTGAGAAAGTAGAAAAATCCGATGAGTGAAATCACGCTTGAACCGGGGCAGTTTGCCCTGCCGGAAATCCAACCCGTTGATGCACCCGCATCAGATGCAACCAACGAAGAGAAAGCCACAATGCTTCCTGAACCAACAGGATGGAAACTTTTGTGTGCGGTACCCGATATTTCTGAAAAAATTGATGGTACAGAGCTTGATCTCGTGAAAGCCACATCCACCCTGCGCCAAGAAGAACATGCCACAACGGTTCTGTTTGTGCTCAAGGTTGGCCCCGACGCGTACAAAGACCAGACCAAGTTCCCCGCAGGCGCGTGGTGCAAGGAAGGAGACTTTGTTCTCGTGCGTACATATTCCGGTACGCGTTTCAAAATTTTCGGAAAAGAGTTCCGGCTCATCAATGATGACCAAGTGGACGCTGTTGTGCAAGACCCTCGTGGGCTTACCCGCGCTTAAAAGGAGCAGATATGGCAGAGCAATACAAGTTCCCCGACGAACTTGATGACGACAAAAATCAAAAGGTTGAAGTTCAAACCGAAGATGAAGTCGAAATTGAAATCGTTGACGACACACCGGAGAAAGACCGTGGCCGTCGCCCCCTTGATCGGGAGGTAGAAGACCCGACAGACGACGAAATTGAGTCATACACCCAAGGTGCACAAAAACGCATCAAGGAGTTGACCCATGCCCGCCACGACGAACGCCGTGCCAAAGAAGCCCTTTTGAGGGAAAAGCAAGAACTTGAGCGTCTTGCACAGCACTATGTTGAGGAAAACAAAAAACTCAAACAGTACGTTCACACAGGCACCGAACAATACGGGGCTATGGCCAAGACTGCGGCTGAAGCGGAATTGGACAAAGCTCGGCAAGAGTACAAAGCGGCGCAAGAGGCATTTGACACTGATGCCATCATTGCGGCGCAGGAGAAGTTGTTTGAAGCAAAGTTGAAGTTGCAACAAGCACAAAACTTTCGCCCACCCCCTTTACAAACAGAAGAAGTTGATGTACAACCGCGACAACAAGCACCCGAACCGGTGCGAGCTGACGAAAAAACCTTGCGCTGGCAAGCAAAAAACCAGTGGTTTGGCTCAGACGGGTTCGAGGAAGTTACCAGCTTTGCACTAGGGCTGCACCAAAAACTAGTCAACAATGGAGTTGACCCTCGCTCCGATGAATATTTCGAGCAAATTGATGCTCGCGTGAAGTCGAAGTTCCCTGAAGTTTTCGGAGGAAACGAAGACAAGCCAAGGTCGGTTGAGACTCCGAGGCGTCCATCATCCGTGGTGGCACCCGCATCACGTTCGACCGGGACAAGGAAGATACAGTTAACGCCGTCTCAAGCTGCGTTAATTAAAAAGTACAACCTCGACCCGAAAAAATACGTTGCTGAAGTTTTAAAACTGGAGAATCAAAATGGCTGAAAACCGTACCCCTCGTGACAATGTGTCACGCGAAAAGCAGGCTCGTGCTGTATACGTACCGCCGACTGCGCTGCCCGATCCGACACCTGAACCCGGATATGTCTACCGTTGGGTAGCCACACATGTCTTGGGTCAGCACGAACCGACCAACGTGTCACGCAAGTTTCGCGATGGCTGGGAGCCGGTGAAAGCAGCAGACCATCCTGAGTTGATGATTACTGGTAGTGAAAAAACGGGCAATGTTGAAATTGGTGGCCTCATGCTTTGCAAGATGCCAATCGAGAAAGCACGCGCCCGGGACGAGTACTACGAGCAACAAGCTCAGAACCAGATGGATTCAGTGGACAACCACTTCATGCGAAACAACGATTCGCGCATGCCGCTGTTTGCAGACCGTAAGTCAACAACCAGTCGCGGTGCGGGTTTTGGTTCAGGTTCTAAATAAACAAGGAGTCCTTAAATGGCATCAGTAGCATCCGGCCTAAAACCCGTAAATGAGTTGGGCGGCACACCATACGCAGGTGCGACCCGTACTTATCTCATCGACCCCGCAGGCACTGCCTCAAACATTTACAACGGCTCGCCCGTGTACGTGAATGCGTCTGGCTATTTGGCTGTGGCAACCGCAACCGGCGCTGACGCGACCACAAATGGCTTCCCTACTGGCACCGCTAATACCGGTATCGTGGGTGTGTTTGTTGGTTGTTCCTACATCAACGCACAAGGCCAAGTAATCTACGCACAGTACTACCCAACAGGTACAACTGGCGTGATTAACGCTTACGTTGTGGACGACCCCAATGTTGTGTTCCAAGTCCAGTCCGCTGGCTCTGTGACACAAGCTGCATTGGGCGCAAACGTATTTTTCTCAACTGGCGCTGTGGCAACAGGCAGCACATCAACAGGTAACTCTACGGCTTCTGTCGTTGCGGGTTCCTCTGCTGTGACTACCACCGCAGCATTCCGTGTTGTTGGGTTCGTTAATATGCAAGGCTTCTCAGTTGTAGGCGACGCTTACACCGACATCCTTGTCAAGATTAACCCCGGCTATCACTCATTTACCAACGCTGTTGGCCTGTAAGGAGTAACTCAAAATGGCAATTTCACGCGCACAACTACTGAAAGAGTTGCTCCCCGGACTGAACGCATTGTTTGGTATGGAGTACGCACGCTACGGTGAAGAGCACAAAGAAATCTACGAAACAGAGAAATCTGAGCGTAGCTTTGAAGAAGAGACCAAGCTTGCTGGTTTCGGTGCCGCTCCCGTCAAAAACGAAGGTTCCGCAATTGCTTATGACAATGCGCAGGAAGCCTTCACTGCACGGTACAACCACGAAACCATCGCCTTGGGTTTCTCAATCACTGAAGAAGCGATTGAAGATAACTTGTACGACAGTTTGTCTGCTCGTTACACCAAAGCTTTGGCTCGTGCCATGTCATACACCAAGCAAGTCAAAGCAGCCTCTGTTATCAACAACGGCTTCAATGGCTCCTACTTGGGCGGTGATGGCGTTACCTTGTTTGGTAACAACAGCTCCAGCACTCGTGTTGGCCACCCCTTGGTAAATGGTTCTGTTAACTACAACAGCCCAACCACTGGTGTGGACTTGAACGAAACTTCTTTGGAAAATGCCGTGATTCAAATCGCAGCATGGACTGATGAACGTGGTCTGTTGATCGCTGCCAAGCCTCGCAAGATGATTGTGCCTCCGTCACTCATGTTCGTTGCCAAGCGTTTGCTTGACACTGAGCTGCGTGTCTCTACTGCTGACAACGACATCAACGCGTTGAAGCAGATGGGTGCAATCCCTGAAGGCTATACCGTCAACCACTTCTTGACCGACACAAACGGCTGGTACTTGATTACCGACGTTCCAAACGGCATGAAGCACTTCGAGCGTATGCCTTTGTCCAACTCAATGGACGGTGATTTCGACACCGGCAACGTCCGTTACAAGGCCCGTGAGCGTTACAGCTTTGGTTGGTCTGATCCCCTCGGTATGTGGGGTTCTGCTGGCGCGTAAGCGACTTGAGAAAAGGGGACTAGCGTCCCCTTTTCTTTTGCGGTATATTCAAACCATTCCGGGGTTTCCGGTGTATCTGACAGTCCCGGCTGACGACATGCAGACAGATACACCCCAATTTGCATGTAAGGAAAAAACATGGCACGCACGACTTTTCAAGGCCCAGTTCGTTCATTGGCTGGTTTTTACGCTCAAGGCCCAAATACCGTTGTTAATTTGGCCAACGGCACAAACACCGTTACGCTTGATGTTGCTACATACGCAGGCAAAGTGATTCGCACCAATGATGCGACTTTGATTATTACTCTGCCAACCATCAACGCCTCGGCAAATCCGACAACCAGCGGCCCCGGCGAAGACCCAAGCACTGCAAACAACGTCGGTACAACATACACATTCTTTGTGGAAACCGCCGCAACTGCTGTGGCTATCAAAACCGATGGCACAGACAAATTTGTTGGCTCATTGTTGATGGTGGCAACCGATGCTGCTGGCGCGACCACTGGTTACGCACCCGCAGCAGCAAACGATGTCATTAACTTAGACGGCACGACCACTGGTGGTGCAGCAGGTTCTTGGATTACCGTGACTGTTTTGGCTTCTCTGAAGTACTATGTCACAGGTGTTTTGCTTGGTTCAGGCACTGTTGCCACACCATTTGCAAATTCCTGATTAGGAGCAGTCCATGACGATGCAAGCTGATGTCCAGTCAACGCGACTGACGGCAGACGGACAAGCGGTCGATTACCGCACCCGTGTGAAAACCGTGTATGGCCTTGCGGGAGCAAGCGCAGGGTCAGTCAAGCTGTATAACGGAACAGACGCAACTGGCACACTGTTGCTCGAGGTGGATACTCCGGCAGGCACAGCAAACACGTTTCTTTTACCAATACCCGGTGAAGGCATCTTGTTTACCATAGGCGTTTATGCTGATGTGACCAACATCACGGGCGTAACGATTGTCTATGGCTAAGTCACCTGCATGGCAACGCAAGGAAGGGAAGTCCGAGAGCGGCGGTTTGAACGCCAAAGGACGCGCCTCTTACAACAGGGCGAATCCGGGGAAACCCGGATTGAAACCGCCTCAGCCCGAGGGCGGCAGTCGCCGCGACTCTTTCTGCGCCCGGATGAAGGGCATGAAAGCCAAGCTGACCAGCGCCAAGACCGCAAACGATCCAGATTCGAGGATTAACAAAAGCCTTCGTGCGTGGAACTGTGCTGATGGTGGCTACGTCACCAAGGCCGATGGTTGCGCCACCAAGGGAAAAACAAAAGGCAGGTTTGTGTAAATGGCAGAGGCAGACATTCTTACAGCCAGAGAGTTGGCTACGCACGCGGCAAATATTGACCATTTGCAAAACGACGTGGACAAAATCATGGCGGACATGGATGAGATCAAACGCTCAATTGCACAAATCAACACCACTTTGTCTGAGGCGAAGGGTGGCTGGAAAGTGTTCATGCTGCTTGGCGGTGTGAGTGGGGGTACTGTGGGGGCAGGGCTTGTACAAACAGCACATTACTTTTTGGGTAAGTGATGCCAAGCACCAGCAAGAAGCAACACAATTTCATGGCGGCGGTGGCCAATAACCCGTCGTTTGCCAAGAAGGTAGGAGTCCCGCAGTCTGTGGGTAAGGATTTTTCAAACGCCGACAAAGGCAAAACTTTTAAAAGAGGTGGTGATATGGCTAAAGCAAACCCTTTCATGGAAATGATTGCCAAGAAAAAAGAGATGGCAAAAGGCAAAAAAGAAATGCCAATGAAAAAGATGGCTTCTGGTGGCATGACCAGCGCCAAAATGGGTTCTGTCAAAACCGCAGCTCCAAGCCGTGATGGTGTGGCTGTCAAAGGCAAAACCAAAGGCAAGATGGTCACCATGAAATCTGGCGGCAAAGCCTACTGCTGACATGATGTCCAGCCGTGGTATGGGGGACATCAACCCCTCAAAAATGCCCGGCGGGAAGAAAAAAGCCCGTCGGGATGACACTGCTTTCACCCAATACAAAGAGGGTGGAAAAGTCAACGCGGCGGGTAACTACACCAAACCTGAACTCAGGAAACGCATAGTTAGCCAAGTCAAGGCAGCAGCAACCCACGGTACTGGTGCTGGCCAGTGGTCAGCCCGTAAAGCGCAGTTGGTCGCCAAGAAGTACAAGGCCGCTGGCGGGGGTTACAGAGATTGAAAGCGCCGCAGCAATCCCTTAAAAATTGGGGAGACCAAAAATGGAGAACCAAAAGTGGTAAAAAATCTTCTGACACAGGTGAGCGATATCTTCCTGAAGCTGCAATCAAAGCTCTCAGCCCTGCTGAATACGCTGCGACAACGCGTGCAAAACGTGCTGGGAAAAAAGCCGGAAAGCAATTCGTGAAGCAGCCACCCAAGGTGGCAAAGAAAACGGCAGGATTTAGATAATGGCAACAACTTCTGGACAAGCAGGCTTTAATTTAGACCTCACCGAACTGGTGGAGGAGGCATTTGAGCGTGCTGGTTCAGAGTTGCGCACCGGATATGACCTGAAAACGGCACGTCGGTCGTTGAATTTGCTGTTTGCCGACTGGGCAAACCGGGGTGTCAACATGTGGACGTTTGAGCAAGGCACCATTACCTTTGAGCAAGGGTTGAACACCTACGCAGTGCCCACCGACACGGTTGATTTGCTGGATCATGTGATCCGAACCAACGCAAATGTGGCTTCTACCCAGTCTGATTTGACAATCACACGCATCAGTGTATCCACATATGCCACTATCCCCAACAAATTAACCCAAGCCAGACCAATTCAGGTCTGGTATCAGCGTTTGGACGGCCAAATCAGCCCAACTTCTGCGGTGTTGGCCACCAGCATTAACGCTACAACAGACACAATCGTTCTTTCCAACGTAGTTGGGCTTCCCGCCATTGGTTACATCAACCTTGACAGTGAAACCATTTTCTACAACTACATTGATGGCAACACCCTGAGTAATTGTTTCCGTGGACAAAACGGCACAACAGCAGCCTCGCACACTGCCAGCGCAACAGCCAAGATTTACATCAACAACACCCCCAGAGTGACTGTTTGGCCAACGCCAGACGGCTCCCAGACCTATCAGTTTGTGTACTGGCGCATGCGTCGCGTGCAAGATGCCGGTAACGGTGTCAATGTAATGGACGTGCCGTTTCGTTTTGTGCCATGTATGGTGTCTGGATTGGCCTACTACGTCGCTTTAAAAGTGCCCGGTGGTATGGACAGGCTGAGCATCTTGAAACAGCAGTATGACGAGGCTTGGATGACGGCGGCTGACGAAGATCAGGAACGCGCCGCGTTGCGTCTTGTGCCTAGACAGATGTTCATTGGGGGTAGCTGATGGCGAATCGGTTTTCCTCTGGCAAGAACTCGATTGCCGAGTGCGACCGATGTGGTTTCCGGTTCAAGCTAACGGCACTCAAAAAGCTCGTTGTCAAAACCAAGACATACGACTTGAAGGTGTGCCCGCAGTGTTGGGAACCCGATCAGCCGCAGCTTCAGTTGGGTATGTACCCAGTGGACGACCCGCAGGGGGTGCGTGATCCAAGGCCGGACTTGAGTTACCAGTTGTCTGGTCGCACGGGTTTGCAGATTGTGTTGACCAACAGCCCAAGCATTGATGCGCAGGGTATTGTTGGTGGCGGTAGTCGGGTCTTTCAGTGGGGCTGGAACCCAGTGGGTGGGGCGGCGTTTTTTGATGCTGCTTTGACTCCAAATAATTTGGTTTTAGCGGTGGAACTTGGTACAGTCACGGTAAGCGTAACTTAGGAGTTTAAACATGGACACGAAGCAGGTACAAAAGATCGCGGGCAAAGAAGTTAAGTCCCACGAAAAACGTATGCACAAAATGGCGGCTGGTGGCAAAACAAACGCCAACATGCTCAAGTATGGTCGCAACATGGCCAAGATTGTGAATCAGCGCAGTGCTGGTCGGGGCAAATAATATGGCCACCTACAAACAAGCCACCAAAAAACCCAACGTGATCGTTGGTGAAGAGCCTGCAAAGACAACGATGCGTAAAGCAAACGTGTCTGTGGCTAACGTGCGCAGTCAGGACTATCCTCCCATGAAAACTTCTGGGATTGTTGTGCGTGGCGGTAAAGCGCAGACCAAAGGCAAATTGGCAAGAGGCCCGATGGCATGAACTACAGCCAGCTTGTAACTGCAATTCAGTCATACACGGAGAATCAGTTTCCCCCTGTATACCTTGCTGATGGATCGACTGAGAACTCAACCGCTCAGATCAATCGGTTCATTCAGCAGGCTGAGCAGCGCATTTACAACTCGGTTCAGTTCCCGTCTATTCGTAAGAACGTGACGGGCATAACAACAATTGGTAACAATTACTTGTCTTGCCCAAGCGACTTTTTGTCTTCATATTCTTTGGCGGTTATTGATGCCACGGGCGCGTATGAGTATTTGTTGAACAAGGATGTGAACTTCATTCGACAGGCATACCCAACGCCAACAGACACAGCCATCCCTAAGTACTATGCACTGTTTGGCCCAACCACCACGAATGATCCAAGCCCAGTCATCACAAATGAACTGAGTTTCATTCTTGGCCCAACTCCTGATGCGGCCTACAATGTTGAATTGCACTACTACTATTACCCAGAATCAATTACCACAGCAGTAAATACATGGCTGGGGGACAACTTTGATTCTGTGCTTTTGTACGGCTCTTTGGTAGAGGCATACACCTTTATGAAAGGTGAAGTTGACATCATCACTGGGTACGATGCCAAGTACAAGGAAGCACTTGCCTTGGCCAAACGCCTTGGAGACGGTATGGAACGCAGCGACGCATACCGTAGCGGTCAATACAGAGAAGCCCCGTTGCCTCAGAATAATGGGGTGCGTTGATGGCTTTTACAGGCAACTACTCTTGCAACACGTTTCGTACCGGCCTGCTAAACGGTACGTTTAACTTTACGTCTGGGACTTTTTACATTGCACTATATACCAATGAAGCCACGCTTGATGCGTCTACCACGGCTTATACAACTACGGGCGAGGTTGTGGCTGCTGGGTATACGGCGGGTGGCGAGATTCTTGTAATAAACCAGACACCCACCACAGGTAATGCACCAAACACAACCGCATACATTTCATTTGCAAATGTTTCATGGACAGGCGCGATCACAGCCCGTGGCGCGTTGATCTACAAAGCTGGTGACAACGGTGCAGTCTGTGTCCTTGACTTTGGCAGCAACAAAACATCAACAAATACATTCGTTGTGGCAATGCCTGCAAACACAAGCACATCCGCACTCATTCGACTTGTTTAAGGAGTAAGAAATGTCAAGCATAGAAAAATCCCAAG